AATTCGTCTAATACTTTATTTACAGGGTAAGGTCCTGGTATTTCGGTACCCAGATATGGAGTCTCCCAGTTTAAACGTTTACCATATGCCAGTGCCGCGGCGCCTAAACTGCTACCAGCATCTCCTGGATTTGGCATAATCCAAACGTTGTCAAACAGTTCACCTAGGTTGCTGTTTGCTACACAATTAAGTGCAACACCGCCCATGTAAACAAGATTGTCACACTTGGTAAGCAGTTTTGCCTGCATCATAATAGCCATTACCATTTCTTCTGTGAGGCTCTGCGCACTTGCCGCTAGGCTTTCTTTGTTTGCATTATCAAAAATACCTTCGGGCAAGCCAATATGGCAGTTGTGTTTAAAACGTATGCTGTCTTGATCTTCAATAACTCTGCGTTTCAGTTCAGGCTTCCAGTATAAATCGCCGTAAGCAGCCATGCCCATTGTAACGTACTCGTCTTCCATTGGACGTAGCCCCACCTTGCTGGTTACTGCGCTATAAAACAATCCAATACTGTGCGGATAACCTTGGCGCCATATACGTTGATATTGTGCCCGACCTTCTCGGTCATACCAAGCACGGTATATGCTGGCTGTGTCCATTTCACCAATGGCATCGATTACCACTACTGCGGCCCAATCAAATGGGCTTGTCTGGAATCCAGCCGCGGCGTGACTTAAATGATGAGGATAACTGCTTATTGTAGGCTTGTGACGATTTTTAAGGGTTTCATAACTGAGACCCATGTGTTTTCCTACAGCACCACGTGCGGTCCACGGTCCATAGCACTTTTGTCCACTGCGCCACTGTTGATAGTTGTGCATCCAGGGACGCTCATAAAATGCAATATGATTTATCTCATGATTCATGGTATGATGAAGTATTTTTGGACACAATTCAGGATCGTTTTTCACACCAGTATATCGTTCGCTGTGTCCAGCATATACAATATTTCCTGCATCATCCACAATACTAATAGCAGCATCGTGAAAGCCTGCACTTAATCCAAGATAACTCATTTATAGATAAAAGGATCCCGTTTGCGAAGCTCCTTTAATTTTTTTCTATAACGTATTTCTAATTTAATTTTATTGTACAGATTCTTTATCCATTTAATCATAGTCGTTCTACCTGCTGTTGTATGTAATTATCATCGCTCCAATGGTAATCGTAGGTGGCGCTTGCATCGCTGGTTTCAATTGTGTAAACGTCAAGGTAATGTTCTAACAAACTCCATACACCTGCAAAATCAGTTGTGCAGAAACTGTTTTCAAAATCCACCTGTCCAATCTGTGGATGGCCAATTGTGAGATTAGGATTATTAGGATCAAACCCATTTGCGTCAAGCCAGGCAACAAAACCGTCAACCTCTTCTTGCCAAAATTGATATCCGCTAACAGTTTGCCCCCATTCAATATCAAAGTCGCCGGCCGCTTCTGTCTGGCTTGCCATATTTGTGGTTGTAAGTTCGTCAATCCTGCTGTCAGCACCTTCATCTTTGTAGACTTCCCAATGGTGCTTGCCAACTGCTTTATTTACGCCCACAAATACACCACCGAATGGACGCTCCAATGCGTGTATTCCAAAGTGCTCAAGATCATTATCATCTAGTGTGAAACGCGGTGCATTTAGCCAACACATAAGTTGGCTTGGACGGCGCCATTTGGGAGCATGTTGTGCTTTACGCATACTTAAGATTAAACTTTCTGCTTCATGGCATAGTAAATTAAGTTGTCGTATATGCCAGCGGATTGTGCTATTTGCACGTTTATAATGTTCACTGATATTTCCACTACTACCTTGTAAATCCTCAAAGTAGCGATGAAGATTATTAAACTTGTCATGGTTTACTTTCATACCTGGTAAGCCACTACCTACTAGGCCACCGGTCATTACATTTTCAGGAGTAAAATAGTCTTTGATGGTATAATCAAGTCCACTGGCATTAATGCTGAATATACTTTGATTTATTTGTTCGCACAAATATTTTAAATTACGAGAGCTTTTATCAAATCCTAAGAAGCAATAATTTTTTTCTAGATGATAATCATTGGAAAGCAAATGATTTAAACTATCTAACCATTTACGACTTAAACTATTATCAAAAACATCAATGAACACTGGAAGGTATTCGTCTTTTTTACGATCCCGCAGTGTTATTTTTACCCTATCCAGGTATTGATTGCCACCACTCATATATTTCTCTGTCTCTTTGTAGGATATCGGCCATTGTAAAACTGTCATTTCTGATCTGCTCTAACTTCAATACCCTACGTTTACCTTTGCTCATGCCCTGCCAATATTCATTAGGCCATTGCTCCTGCATGTTTGGACGCTGTTTTAATTGCGCCAGCACATCACGCAGGGCAGGGCTTTTTACACTATTAATTAGCTGGTCAACCTGCCTGTCCAATAATTCTCGAGGCAAGGCTAGTGGACTGAGTATGATATCGGGAGTAAATGTGAAGATAGTTTTTGCAAGTATTTCCACACCCAACTTGCTGGCTAGTTCCTGTATGCGTTCTACCTCAAACAAGCCTGGTAGTGTGAGGGTAAAGTCTATACGCCATTGTCTACTGTAGCGCATGATTTCCATGCCACGCATGAAGTTTGTATACCATTCGCCGTAGTTTAATCCTGTGCGGATGTATTCTCCTATGCGTCCTGTTCCGTCGAGGCTTGCGCAGATTTGGTAATCCCGGATTTGCGTAAGAATGTCCTTATAAAGATTGATGCCACGATACTCTACCCTGCTGAGATTGGTATTATAACGAGCATATAAATTAGGTCCATCGCCAAGTTCTATTATCCTATTCATGTAACGCCAGTGTTGTTCGTACATAAGTGGCTCACCGCCTACCCAGTATATTTCTTCAACTCTGTGCTGTTCAACGGCTTCAGCAAACTCTTGTTCTACAGTGCTTTGTTGAAATGCTATTATGTCTGATTTAATTTCAGGACGCATCCAATTGTTCTTTGGATTATCCCAGTTGATCATATTATGCTGTCGCTGTTCGCTTTCCCACGCACTACTTAGCATATCGCCACAGGTTCTGCATTTGAAGTTACACAGGTTGCTGAACCTGTAGTCCCAACTAATTGGTTGCATGGTGGTGCTACCGTCAGGTTGTGTGGTTTCCCACACACGATCATAATGATGTTTGAACAAGTGCCAAAAATAATCGCGATACACATCTGTGTTTAGCAGTTTTTTATCACATACTTCGCACTCAGGAGGCAGTTCGCCTGCCATCATTTGTCTGCGTATTCTGCGCACATGATCACCATTCCACCATTCATCCAATGATAATGGTTCATAGGTGCCAGTACCACCTGCTGTGTCAATATACTGTTCAAAGTTTTGTGCTGGTTCTCTGCTAGCGCAACACAGTCTGCGCTCTGTTTGTGGACTTAGATATGTGTGTGTCCACGGTGCCATACATAGATGTTCAGGTTTATCTCTGAGGTCCATTGTAACCTATCGCTGTTGCTAGTTCAGGATGATGTGTTCTGAGATCAACACCGCGTTTCCAATCAAGATCCTCAACTTTCATGCGCAGTATTTTACCGTCAATTTCTACTCCGCCGTTGATAAAATCTATTATTTTTGCAAACTCATTCTTATGAAAGTCGCTGACGTTGGCATTCATAAGCCGTTGTACTGCAACAGCCTTTGCCTGTGGTGGCATTGTACCTACACTTAAATAGTATGCTTCGTGCAGCATATTCCAGTATACAAAGTCAAACCCTTGCTGATCAATCCAATTTGCTAGATCTTCTAAATACATTACATTGTAAACATTCACGGTACTACACACTTGTAATTGAATGTTACTCCAGCGATGTTTCAGTAATCTAAACCTTTGAATATTTTCCTGCACTTCATTCCACATAGCATTTGTACGTTGATATTCAAAACGTTCGCTAACATCATCAATACTAAATGCTATTTCTACGGTTTTAAAATGTTGCCAAATGCTTTCAGCATGTTCAGGATAATGTGTTCCGTTTGTATTATAATGTATTTCGATTTGTCCAGCAATTCCTCGTTCAACAAGTTTTTCCAACAGGACAAAATGCTCTTTAATCATAAATGGCTCACCGCCGGTGAATTCCATGTATCTGACATCGTCGAGAACCTGGTCAAGATTATTCCAAAATTCACTGGTTTCTCTTGGCCATGCACCATCCTTTAACATTTGTTTGTGAAAGTCATCGCCACCAAATTTTATTTCTTCAACAGCAAACTGACTGCTGCTCCAACTTCCACAAATTCTGCACTTTAAATTGCATATATTGCCTAGTTTAAAATCAATGAACATCAGTGGTTTAGCGTCAGTTGTCCATTCGGTGTATTCTACAACGTGCTTGAGCCTATCCAGTGTGTGCATACGCTTACTGGTGCGTCCTGCACGTTCTTCATTCCAGCACTTGCGACAGGTTTGTGGTTGTTTGGCTTTTAAAAATTCTTGACGCAAATTTTTCATATAGTCACTGTTTTGTACTGTGGTTAAGTCAGTGGCAATTAGTTTATACTTGTTTCCCAGTTCATCTTTTATTTCATCTTCGGCTAAACAACAAGGTCGCACTGTGCCAATAGGGCTTGTTTCTAAACTAATCCAAGGCAGTACGCAAAATTTTTCGTGTGGTATATTCAAAACATGCTCTCCAATTCAGGAATTACATCTAGTATGTTTTCTTTTCTTAAACCGTCTAACTGTTGTGTGCGTTGTACAAACTGTAATTGTAAACGACTGTTATCATTTGCATCTAAATAATTTAAAGCACTTTCAAATCCCACAGTTGCCCTGTTAAGATGATCTAGAGGACGCAACCATTCTAAATGTTCTTTGTACTTGGATCGAATTTGATCTTTTAATTCGATGCCGGCTATGTCAATTCTGTAATACGCAGGATCTTGTAGTATGTTTACATTTAAATCCTGTGGGTTAATAAATCCTTTTTCAACCCAGTCTCGGTGAAAGTCTGGCAAGTGCAGTGCGTTCATTATGCTGAGAGTTGGACTAATATAAAAGTCAACATCAGGACAAATCTCCATCATTTGACTACGGTTTTCTTCCACCGTATTCCATTTAGTGCCTTTGCGTATGTACTCAGCACGTGGACCCATTGCATCCAAACTAGCACCTACCGCTACACTATCAAAACGTTTCCAGTAATCAAACACACTGCGATCTTTTAACTTAACATGCGTAAAGTTAGTGTTATATATTAGGCGTACATCAAATCTGCCTCGACGTTCTAATTCTTCAAGAATAAGATAGTGTTCCTCCATCATTAGAGGCTCGCCACCAGCAAAATAAATTTGCTCCACATAATCTAAATGCGGCTCTAGTTGCTCCCACATGTCAGTTTCGTACTTGCCAGCAAAATTTAATGCTGTATTGTTTTCGGCATAAGCAGGGCCAGCAAGTGCCACTTGATCTTTGAACCAATTACTGCTAAAAATATGTCCACAGCTTCTGCAACTCAAATTACATAGATTACTAAAACGTAAATCCCAATATGTCATACGGAAATCAGGGCGATCACTTACTATCACATTTTTTATTTGATGTCCGTGGTGTTTGTTTGCACTTTGTCTGCCGCTAAAGAAACCACTTGCTTCTTGTTCATAACACCTAGCGCAATAATCATTTTCTGTGTTGTTAAGCATATCTGTTCTTAACTGGTTCATGCGCTCACTGTGCCACAGTTCTTCTAAACTGTGTTGCTTTGTTGTACCCACAGGACCTACAGCCATTTCTGCATGACAGCAAGGCCAAGTTTCACCTGTTGGATATGCGTGTAGATGTATCCAGGGATACATGCAAAATGTCTTGCTTTTGGTAAGTAAAAAACGTTCTTGCTCAGAGAGATCATCTTTTCTTATTTTTATTGGATCACTGCTGTTGTAATCATAGCCCATTGTACCACTCCTCAAGTGATGGGAAGGTGGTAGTAAAATCTTTGTCACGTCGCTTATCGTACTGCGTATAAAATTCTTTAAAATCGTTGTGCAGTTTTGGCATTTCAAAACTATCACTGTGCGGCGTTTTAACCACATCTAAATAATCAATAAGACGTTGTAAATGGTGCCTCTCGTGCGGTTGAATATGGCTGTGATTGCCATTTTTATCTAACCAGGCTTGTAATCTGTCACGGTGTTTCATGCGTATATCATCTGGCAGTACTAATGGGCTTTGAAAACTCGGAAAACGCAAAATGTTTAAGGTAAAGTTAGGAAAGTCTTTCCCGTATTGTGTCTTCCAACTTAGCATAAGATCTAAAAATTCTGGCAGGCTTTCTAAACACAACGCATTAATTGTGTTCATAATATGAAGTCCACGTAGTTTTCCACTGCTCATTAGAAAATCCATATTGCTACACCATTGATTCCATTCCAATCCATCACGAATATATTCAGCATGCAATCCTGTGCTTTCGTTACTGGTATACAAATCTAGTTCAATGCCTTTGCATGCTTCAAGTAATTTTTCAAGTTTATCTTGTTCAAATCCAAGATTACTGTTTATTGCAAGTCGTGTCTGACTACGTCCAGGATTGTTTTTAAACCAATCAATCAGTTTCCAGGTGTGTCCGCTCATTAGAGGTTCGCCACCTGTAATGCGTAGTTCATCCAGTGTACTGTGTAGATCACTTTCCCACCATGCAAAAAATGCTTCTACATACGGATTGGTTTCTGTAATTTTATACAGTTGTGCTGAGTCGTGCTTGTGTGTAAAATGATTACGTCCGTCACTGATTAAGCCAGTGTAAGGACCGTTGCGTATATCCTTGACCCAAGTGGTACTGAATGCAGGATTGCAATAACTGCAAGCAAACTGACATGTTCGATCAAATGCTATTTCAAGGGTCTTAAGATTTACATCTTCGTTCACAGGCAAATTCTTTGCGGCAATTAAATCTTCCTGTTTATAGATTTTGCTTTTGTATACACGATCACTAACAGCATCACGACCCATGTCTTCTATTTTCCAACAGTATTCGCAACCAGGTGGACGTTCTCCTGCTTGCATCATTGCACGATCTGCTTTCTTTTGATCAGTATTGTGAAGCAGCTTAGGGTTAGCCGTGACTTTATCAGAGTCCACTAAATGAGCTGGCGGGTGATGGCAACTTGTGGTCATTCCACTGCCCAACCAAATGGTAGCATTGTACCACTTGGCTCCACAAAAACTTGGGCTAAGATTATCTAAAACTTGTTGGCGGTATTCAAGATCGTTCACAGTGTAATTATGTTTTAACTGTTATTGGCGTGATATTTACACTGCTCCCACCATTCTTGCATTTCAGGAAAGGTGTTTACAAAGTTGGTGCCTCTACGACGATCGTGTTCGCTGAAAAACCTATAAAAGTCGGCCTGTTGTTGTTTTACATACTCAGGATCCAGATCTGTTTTCATCCAGGCAAGATCCCTATCTAATCTATGTATTTCGTAATCTTTGAATCCTTTAAAACGTGTTTCGGGTGTTTCCTCCATGTGTACCATCCACATCCACAAACGTTCCATTTCAAGTGCATAACTGTCAGGTAGTATTTGCATGCTTTGCCAATTTGGTGTGCGTAGTATTGGTGTGTCAAACCAAACACGTTGATAGGTGTTGCTGTACACTTGACGTAAACCATGTATTCCAGTTATGAGTTCTTTGAAACTGGTTACGGTTAAGTTGTTCATGGTAATAATAAATGTTATACTACTCCTCTCAGGAATTTCGTTTAAAAACTCATGAACACGATTCCATAGTAAATTGAAATCTAGACCGTTGCGTATATATTCAGCACGTTCCATCCAGGCATCAACACTAACATACTGCATAAAGTGTTCTACCTTTTTTTGATTACAAAGACGCTTTACATAAGTTTTATATTTTTGCCATAGTTTGTCTTCTACACTAAAGTTACTGGTCACATTTAGATGCAGTTTAGGATTGTCGTGCTCTAATACATAATCAAATACACGATAGGTGTTACGATCCATAAGCGGCTCGCCGCCAGTCATGCGGAAATGTTCTAGTTCTGGATATAATTCGGGCCACCATTCCCAAAATGCTTCAACATAAGGATTGTATTCTCTATGCGGAATAGGACGTCTTGCTCCACGGAAGTAAGCAGGATCGTTGTGTGGAGTGCTAGTTGGGTAAGCACCGTGTGTTTCTGCTTCTGCCATCCAACTACTAGAAAACTGCGGACTGCAATAACTACACCGTAAATTACACGCACTGTTAAAGTTTACTTCTACATAACTTGGAATTGCTGGTGCGTCCCAATCGCTTGCAATAATGTTATCAAAGTCTTTGATAGCCCAAGGCTCACCGCTACGGTAATGCCTGTCGCTAAGTTTGCCATTATCTTCCATAGTCCAACAGTATGCACACTCTTCGGGACGAACACCTTCAAGCATGAGTTTACGCATCTGCTTTTTGTGATCAGTATTATGCAATGCACCCGGATCATCTTGCAATTTGCTAGCATCAATTTGATGCAATGGAGGATGGTAGCAACTGTTGTTCATGCCATTGGTTAAATGCAAACTAACTTGTTTCCACTTTGCTAGACAAAAACTTGGACTTACAGTTGCTAATTTTTTCTGAGCAAGTTCAGCATCGCTAAGAAACTTGCTTTTAAAATCAGAATCTACTTCGTCTCCTTTATTCATATTCAAACACTCTTTTGAAATCTGCAGATGATAAGTTTTGCATACACTCAAAGTTGTTATCAAGTATGGGTTTCATATCTCTGTATACTTTTTGTACTTTTTTATCTGACCATTTGCTAATTCTGGTAATCACTTGTTGAATTTCAAAGATTTGATGATCTGCTGGGTCCTCACTGTATCCTTCGTCCCACCATTTATCAAAAGTTTGAAACCCTAATTTTCTCAGATTATCTAAATAATTTTGAGGACCTTGTACAATAAAAGGAGTGTTCAATAATATAGGCCTCCAGGTTTTTTCAGTTGGATAAAAAGTGTTGCCAGAGAAATATGTTTCACAGACAATTTCAACAAAAAAGGTATGATACACTTTAGAAATGTTCATGTGTGCTGGAGTTAAAATTGGGTAGCTGTCGACAGCTTCAATTTGAAAAGGACATTCAGATAATGTATCAATGCACTTATTGATCAGATTCCAATCTTTGCTATTTTCAATCAAATTGCTTATACCATTATGAGGTTGATGAAATTCTATTTGTCTGTCATAGTGGCATGTGTACACACTTTGTGTTTGGTGATCTCGATGTATAAAGTTTAAAAGTTCTAATCTATAGCTATTCAACCTTCCAATGAACAAGCCAAATAGTTTGAAGTTTGCATCAAATTGTTTGTTTAAAAATTCATGAGAATTAACAAAGGTGTTGCATTCATCAACATACAGAGGAGGAGTATGTCTAATGGTATACTTTTGATGATTTTCAAGTTGATTACAGGTAGATATTTCAATGTTTGCTGGATCAATATTGTAAACATCAACAATGTAATCTAAAAAATCATAAAGACCAAGCGCGGAATTATCAGGGCCTTCGCTGTTTGTATCAATAACTATCTTGCCAGTATCATAATACTCTTTTAAAACGTCTACTGCTCTATATTCAAAATGCCAAATTTTACTGTCTATGTTAGGTATCACGATCATGTGTTGCTCTTTATAAATTCATTTAAGGTAAAAGCATATTTTTTGTGTGCTTCCTCAGACGGATGCAAACCATCATCTTCAAACCATTGGTTATTCTGTGCTAAATCAAAAATGTTATTTTGTAAGCAAAAATGTGTTTTATCTAGGCACTTGTACAAATGAAAAGATTCTATATCTTTGACATAATTTTTATAAAAAGAAAACACATAAGGTATACGCTTTACTTTTAAATAAGACTGCAACGATAACATATTAAACAAAAGATGCTCGATATGTTGTTGGTAATTTTTATGCTTGTATAGCTGTGTAAACAAACCAGACTCGACTATGCTCTTGTCGCCATTTTTGTGTCCACACCCAAAAACCCAATTTTTCTCAACCAAACTTTGATCGTCAAAAGGTTCAACAATTTTTTCTGGCCAATCATTTTGTTTAGATTGATAGTCACTGGTGTAAATTGTATCTTTGAAAAAAGATATATCATCAACTTTTACATCGATTCTTTCTGGACCAGTCCACATTATACAAACAAGATCATAAGTTCGAGCACACAACTCATTGATAGTTGTCTGTGTAATATAGTCAATTCCAGCACCGGCTTGAGCTAAATTAACAAGATTAGCATTATTCATGTCAGCCAGATGATAAGGCCAACTACCCGGTCCTCGACTGAAGCTGCATCCATTAACCAGAATATTCATGATTCTTTTGCCATTGGTCCACGGTTTGTGTAATTGCTCTTATAATGATGTTTAAAGAATTTACTCGCCGCAGGTGTAAACATATCCATCGGCAAGTCTAATTGTGTATTCAACTCGTCAGCATGTCGCTTGATTAGATCGTGCGGATCCTGATCCGCAATGCGATTCCATATGTCTTCAAGTGTATCAAACCATTGCACTTGCCGATGGTTCCAGGTTGACAACATGGTCCATTGTGTGCCCATCCTTGCACCGGCAATAGCCCAAGCACCATGCTCAACATCAATGCCAATGTTATGCCATATGGTTAAATGATCAAGATTTCGAGCATGCACACGATTTCTAAATTCAGCAACGGTAGGTTTTCGTCCTTGATCCAAACACATCTTCACGCCTTCACGAAATCCTGCTCTCCATGCATGCTTTTCACTGCCGTTGGGATAGGTTGTGCTGTAACAATCATGCATGGGCCAATACAGCGGATCAAAACAAAATTCTACATCAGTAGCATCGTTGCCTGTGCTGGCTTCATGTGTTTGCATACCAAGCGCAAACTCCTGTGTCCATGAACTTATACCACCGTTGCCGTACATAAGTCCGTTGATGTGATTTCTTGCTCGCCAACGAAAAACTGCACGTTCACTTATTTCATCAAGTTCTAAGGTGGTGTTAAAAAAAGTTTCGTCAGGTAAATTATCGCCGTCAATGAGGATAAAACGCTCTGTATCGCTTGCTTGTGCTGCCGCTTTGTGTGCTGCATCACTGCCTTTAACGCCGTCTACACGTTTTGCCCACGGTACAATATTTTGAATTTTTATCCAAAATTCTTCTTTTTGTGGTTCGTCATAACTTAGATATATGCAATCTAAATCAGCTACGTCTACGTTCATCTCTTGCCTTAGATAGGGCCAGTTTATCTTCGGGGGTAAGTCCAATATCAGGAACAAGATTACTCACACTGGTATTAAAACTAAAACTCCAACGTTCACCTTTGCTTCTGAATGGATAAACTTCGTGCTGCAACCAAGCAGGAAAAAAGTAGATATCTCCTACTCGAGGTTTCAAACGCATGCCATTGATAGTCATATCTGCTGGAGTACCACAAAGGAATTGTATCATACCAGCACTTGGATCGTGATCGCCATCGTCCCACTCATCTTCAATATCGTCAGGTAGACGCAAGTAACCAACTCCACTAACCATTCCTGTGTGTTTGTGCATTGGATTCCAGTCGCCTGCAACGCTAATATTGCCCCAACATGCATGAATAGCACAACTTAGTTGCATATCTTTTAGTCTTGCTTCTATTATATCACGATGTTGTGGCGTTAATGTATCACGTATACTTTCCCATTCGGCATCTTTGCTGTGTTTAAACAGCTCACTACTACCACTTGCGAGTAAAGATACTAGAGGATGCGCCGCTGCTTCATCAAGTACATTTGCGTCGATGGTGAATTCTCTTTTCATGTCGCCAGCAAGAAAATAACTGTTATCTAATGCTTCGTTTTGACGCTCAAACACACCGTTCATAAGTGTTTGTACTTCGTCTGACATGGTTTTTTTAACAATGATTGGACCAAAAGGTCGAAGAACCTGGATATCTTCTCCGGGTGTGCTGTCTACTACATAGTGCATGCTGTATCCTAATAAGTTGTGTTTATTGCAGGAATAAATCCTTCTCCACTACTTATTAGGCATCCTGGCCCCGATGGCATAAAAGCAATCATACTCCATGTTAGTTGTTTAGGATTTACATATAATGTGAAAGGCACTTGTACCCATTCGCCAGTTCTTTGATACTGTACCATGGCTTGCCCTTCAGCAAACGCTACTTCGGCATACTTCGTTGTTACCATATCTGTCATGTCTGTGCTAGGATTAGTACACTGAGTATTGATAGGCAAAAGCATGCCACCTTCGGGTATTTCCTCTGCTTGTGCTACACTGGTTGTTATTATTATTAGTAGTGTAACAATATATTTCAACATTTCCTTCTCCGCTGTTAAAATATTTACTCTGATTCGTAGGTTTTAAGACTCCAGTATTTAGATTTAGTCGCATCTACAATCATTACATTGCTAGGATGACAAGCAGTACCAGTACTCGAAGGTACTAGTTTGTTGTACCCTCTAGTTTCAATCGGAACAATCTTGCCATCTTTGACAAAAACATGGTAGTTTCCTACGTTAAATTCTTGCTGTGAAACAGTAATATAGGTTCCTTGGAGATCTTCCATAGAGTAGCACAGTGGTTTGCCTGTTATTTCATCATAGTAAAGTCTATAGACTAGAGGACTAACCACGGTGGTATCTGTATCTAGCATGTCAAGGGCCTGCCAAAAATTAGTCATAACAGGATCCAAAATCTTTTGCCATGGCTTTAACATGGTAGTGTAGCAAACCTAATTGACTGTGTCCGTTTAAACGTACTTCGCCACTGATGATTTCCCAAACCAGTTGCTTTTTCCATTCTTTTGCACTCAATCCATTGATCTTGGGTTTCATATGAATTATCTCGGGGCCGCCTGCACCAGTAAACAGTTCTTCTCCTAACATGCCAGCAATAACCGCGTATGCTAAATCTGTGTTTACAGGTTCATCCTTGGCATACAACAAGCTATTTTGCACACTGCTCCAATTATTAAACAGATTACTTAGGTTCTGATAAAACTGTCTAGCTTGTTGACTTTGTCGCCAGTAGGTGCAGGCATTATATACATCAGGCAATTGATTATCATCTATAATTTTTCGATAGTGTCTACTAGGAGCCCATCTGTCGTGATATGTTCTACACCCTGTGCTTATCCAAACATCATAGTTTCTAAAATATGGCCACCAGTGTTCAAAAGGACTGGTGAGAATCATGTCTGCTTCTAGTTTTACAGTTTCGTGGAACGGTGTTAGTGTGAATGCATGCAAGTCATTTTTATAGCCACCTAAATCCTCTGCAACTTTCACATAATCAAACAACGTATCTTCGACGTCAGACCCAGTGATTAAACAAATCTTAACATCGGCGTGATAAAAACGTATACTTTTTGCAAGTGTGCGGGCACATTCAACATAGTCAACGTCCTCTGTATTGAATGCAACAATTACATATCCACGCCAATCACTGTAGTTCACAAAGTTTCTCCAGATTACGCTTGCCCATTATGTGTAGGTTTTGATTTTTTATTTTTATTTGCTTTGGCTTGAATTCACTGTTTTCGTAAACGTCGTATCCTAAAGTCCATACATTGTCTTGTAAATCTATGCTGCAATTATCAGGCACATTTATTAGCGGCCAGGGTATAGCACACTGTGCAGGATGAGTGTTTCCGTTGCACAGAAGTAGTGCAAGACTTAGGGCAAAATCATTCCTAAATGGCTTTTGCTGAAATTGAAACAGTTGACTATAGTGTTTATAGTTTTGCTCTACCATTCGCCAAGCGTCAAATACATCTTTGGTGAATTGTGTTTTACGGAACACCATCACCGTGGCCCACCACATTTCTGTTTTTAACATGCCAAAAGTTTCTATTTTTGATGTCAGTTCATTTATATACTGCCGAGTGTTGTGTGCGTACAATTCGCCATCAGCTTCTAACAAGCATCTTAGTGTGTTGTCTTCAATCCAATAGTCAGCATCCACTAGTAGTGTTGTGTCATACGGACTTAACTCAAGTGCATCGCAACGTCCACTATTGCGCCATGTTACTGGTGCATCACAGTCTGCCCAACTTCGCACACCACCATAGTTGGGTCCGGCTACCAAAATTTGATTATCAAATCCACTGTAGGTTCGTACAGCATTGGTTATCAAAGTGACTGGAATGTTTAGATGTTGCTTGATACGTCTGGCGCACTCCTGTGCTATGCGTGTATACTCTATGTCGCCATTGAAAGCGAATATGATTGCACCAGTACTCATCTTTGTTTACGCAGTTCTGCATGTTCTGCATGCCAGGCATTCATTTGTTCTTGCCAACGTTGCAAGGCCTGCGTCTTGAGTTCTTCAGCATCTACCTTTACAGGGTTGCCATGCGTGTCAAGTAATACTGGTTGAAAATGAGCGTTTGCTAGGCATAGATTACAGTGCGTAATCAATTCAGGGCCTGCACACCATAGTCCGCCAGAAAGAGCAAACAGCATTTTTGCTTGATATTTTTCCCGTAGCACACGCTTTGCCTGATTGTGATCAAAGCGCCTACGAATATTCTGTGAGAGTTTATCTGTGTCCATAAGTGTATTATACAGAATAATTAGTCAAAAATAAAGGCCCCGTAGGACCTTTTTTATCGTTTTTAAGTTATGTTACCGCCCAAGTGCCTGTATCAATTGTGGGTGTACCCCATGTGGCTGTAATGTAAGTAGTGCTTGGTGGACGTAACACTGTGGTTTGAGTAAGTGTGCCGTCAACAATGTCGAGTGCATCACCTGCACCATCGTAACCTGTATCTTCAGCAGCATCATCAATAAGGCTGGTTTTTAAATGAATGATATTTGTAGTTGCTCCTAGTTTGGCTTCTACTTTGATATAGTTTGCAGTGTACGGAGCAGTATCAGCGTACTGCTTGTAAATTTCAACAAAGGAGGCTGTGTAATCTTCAGTGCCGGTGCCTGTTAGCAGTGTTGTGGGTGTACCTGATCCGCCAATTTTTGTTGTGCCTGTAAGTGATTCGCTGTTAATGGTTTTTGAAGTGCCGCTTCCACAGCATACAATAGTGCCTGATTGTGTAAGTAGGTCGCCCCACTCTACACTCTTTGCATCACTGCCGCCTGTTAGACTCCAATTTGTTCTAATTTGTCCGCCTGCGTTAAAGTAATAACGCAAACTAGCAGCATCAGCCCAAGTATATTGTTTTTCAATAATAGCACTGGTGCTCCATGTACTGGTTGTTGTATTACTGCCGTTTGTGGTAATGTCACTACCAACTCCAGCCGCATCCAATCTAGCATTAAAAATTGCAGTAATATTGCTACTCAATGCAGCATAAGCACTAATTGTATCGCCTGCATTGGGATTCGAAATGCCAGTAATAGTGGTACCTTGGTGGTTAGCGATGGATGTCATCCTAGTAAGTAAAGTGGCCCACTGCGTTGCAGTAATAGTTGCGCCTGCACTTACCGGAGAGACTGTGGTTGTTTGTCCATAACCTTTGTCACCGGTACCTGTGCCCCATACTGTGTTGATGTTTGCAACAGTGTTATCACCGGTTCCTGCAGCATTTCCTGTTGCAAAGATGTTATAATCATCATCTAATATGGTTGATCCACTTGAGTACGTCATTGTTTATCCTTTACTTTATTGTAACAATGGCTTCTACAATACCTGCGCCACTATCTAATTTATCTTCTAAAGCCCTGCCGATTACGTTAAATGCACTTACCTGATCTGCTATACCAGCTTGTGCTAGTCCATCACCGGCGCTTACAAGACGATCACCTTTGTGTACAACACCAGTAACTTTTACTGGGACTCGTCCTGCCATTGCAACCGCTGGGTGCGTATCATCTTCACCAGCTCCGCCGTTCATAGTAAATGCTGGTTGTGTACTGATTACACCAAAAACGTCATCGCTGTATGCTTGGTTGCAAAGTGTAATTTCTTTAACCCCACCAAGCATAACAACCGTGCCTGCATCATATACAGCATCTGCGGCAAATCTTTCTGCCAAGTCAGCGTATTGTGCTGAGGTAGCTTTCGCAAACACTGTGTTAAAGTATCCACTTGCACTACCGATGTTACCAACTCCGTTTGCCTGCAAGTTTGTAATATCACGTACACCCACTGTACTGGTTGCGCCATCAATTTGCATTACTGTGGTGGAACTACCACCATCGTTGATGCGGAAAACCATATCACCATCTGAAGTTTGGTTTTGTACATAAACGTCTGTTCCGCTTACATAGAAGCGTCCGTCGCTGTCACCCCCAACATAAAGTCCAGTGTCGTTCAATACACTAACACTGGTGTTGTTACTTGTTGCTGCATCTGTACGCATGAAACTGGTGCTGTTCAAACTGTCTAATGTATCAGCGTTTGATGCTGTGCCTTTAAACACCGCATTACTAACAGCAGTGCTCATGTTTAGACCTGGACCAACTGTGGCAAAACCTGAGATAGCAACAGCTGGAGTAAATGTTGCATCCTTGCTCCACATGCCAACAATAGTGTTGTTTACATACATTTGTACAACCACGTGATCAACAGCAACGTTGTCAGTGATTGTAGTAACGATAGCACCTGAAGTACCAGTACCAGATGTAAAAGCAGGACCAATAGTGGTAAAACTGCTTCCGTTGTATGCTTTTAACTGCGCATTAGTTGTATCCCACCATAAGTCACCAGTTACATTGCTAGATGGAGTAGAAGCACTAGATCTTGCACCTGAGATTGATTTAAACGTGGTTCCATTGTACGCTTTCATAACACCATTGGTTTTATCCCACCAAAGTTGCCCTGTAAGTGGATCGCTTGGTGCGCTTGTGTTTGCACCGCTTTCAAGAAGATGAATTACGTTTTCATTCAAAAATTCACCATAGCCAGCGTAGTTTTTACCTACAAGTGTCTGACTGGAATCTGTGTTGATAGTACCATCTGCAACCACTGCAAATATTGTACCGTCTGTAAGGTTAATGGTATATGCCATGTGTTTCTACTCCAATTTCTAGTATTTACCAAATTTATCTATATGTATATTTATGTCGCGCTAAGATTTGTTAGCGTCTGTATACGAACCGTATAATCAATTTGTATTTGTCTGTTTAAACTTTTTTGCACTGGGTGGAAGATAACATGTGTAATCAAACGCAGTGTATCTGCACTTCCATTCCAAGTTTTTAAACCAAGTTCGTCAAAAACATAATCACCGTTAAAATCAGTGCTGTTATCAAATGCACTTTGTCCTGCAGGTTCACCATAATCCAACAAACAACTAACAATAATATCTGTATACACCGTTCCAGTAGTATGTGATATTACTAACTTATTTCGAGTTGGATCAGTGTTGCTTGCACTACGATCGTCTACCACTTTGCTGTATGTTGGGTTGTATAAGTCAGCATTTTGCCCTGTGGTATTAGGTGGCAAATATGTTATAACACCAGTAGGATCAACGTTGCTACCACCATTGCCAAAACTCATACTATAGATCTGTCCTACTGTACGATTTGCAAGGCTATTAGCAAGGCTTTCGCTCATGTTTTCATAATGAATAGCATTACGCTTGTCAACTATAACTTCGCCACTGTTTGGATCAAAAATTTTGATATGACCGCTTAGGGCAATAGCACCAGTATCATTAGGCATTGTTTGCATCTTTTTTGTCTCTGATTTTTTTGTCTGTTTCTGATTCTTTAAATCCATACACTATTTACCTTTATATTTCACCGCGGATAAACCTTGCAGCAGATGTTGTCTGTTCTTGTAATGCAATACCGTTACTTGCTGTGCCCGAACCTTGTGCATACATAACATTTGCTTTAACAATGCTTACAATTATCTCTACTCCGTCATCAGGTGCGTCAATCAAACTTACTTCTACAGGATTTAACTGCGTAACAGTGTAGGAACTTTGCGCAAGGTCTGCACCTCCTACATTAACACGGACGACTTCTTCAATTTCAGTGCTATCGAGACTTGTATCCAAACTAATATTTGAAGTTAAGAATACCTTAGTCGTGCCGTCACCTGTAAATTTACTTTCAGTGGTTTGTTGTTGGAAACGCAATGGCAACTGCTCACCAAAACCGCTATCAGTAACTGATTCGCCTGCTGTGTGTGATTGTATTGCTGTACCTGCAACACCCCTGCGTAACCCACTAATTGTGTTATCTGAAAGATTCCGTGTTCGGTAGGTGATCCTTTCTTCGCCGACCATAACAACTCCTAAAATATTTTCAGGAATATCTGTTGGACTTACCTTAGTAGCATCAGTTAGATAAATTGTATCGTCGTTTGCTCCTAATGCTCTAGCAAGTGTTGTGGTATTGTTTTGATTGATTCTGAAAATCTTTTGGTTTTCTAACATGTCTTGGAAAATACGGAAGCTCATTTCTTCAGGTGTAACTACCATTGTATAACTTGTAATAACAACAACATCGCCAGGACCAAGTATACCGCCACCAATGGTTACCACACCTGCACTTGTTGCAGTGTATCCTTCACCTGGGGTTAATCTAAATCCATTTTTAGTGACTTCAATTCTGCTGTCGTTTGTAATTGCAACTCCAGTTGCTAAATCATTGCTTTCTAGAATTATACCAGTGGTTTCGTCAAAATCACCACTATCAAAGGCAACTGCATCAAAGTCTACTGTGACCACTGTACCTTCTTCTGTTGGTCCTTGGAATACTTGTGTGAGTAATTGTTGCTGACTAGTATCATTGAATGTAACAACATTAATAATTGCATCACCTGCCGGACTTGTTTTAAGTGTAAGGGTGCTTCCGTCAACATCATATGAAGCATCTGTAGTTACAGCAATTTTTATATTTGCGCCGCTGTCAGGTGGAACGTTGAATGCAACGTATCTATCACTACTACCATCCCATGGTGTGAGTGTCCAATCAACGGCAAGGAATTGTTCTACATTATCTACATACACTTTTACATCGTTGTCTGAAACAAGTCCCTGGTTAATTTGTCCACGAGTTGGTAGATAGTATGGTCCTGCACTGCTTCCGTCTCCGATATACTGTGCAGTTTCTGGCGGACGCAATCTTTTGCCATCTTGGAACACAACCATATCAATTGGATTGGTTCCTTGTAAACTTTCACTGAGTGTAAATGCTAGTGTGCTTCCGTCATATTGGAAATATTCGCCGCGTGGTGTGCTCCAGGATCTTTGCACAGTTTCAGTGCCAAGCACAACAACAGTAACAAGATCAGTGTTGGTATAAGTGCTAGTAAACGATATAACTGTTTGCCAACTGTTGGATCCAGCTGCATACGTGAATGCTGTTGTTTGAATTCCATTTACTATAACTAAAATTTCGTAAATTTCATCGTAATCAACATCTACTGTTAGACTATTGCTCACAAGTGATCCGTTGAGTGTTTGACGTAACAGCTGATTTCCGCCACCAACACCAAATGTTCTAACACGCACAATGTCATCTGCACTTATACCATCGGTCACGCTAACAGTTTTAGCTGGCCAATTTACTGTGAAATGCTGGATGGCATTAAGATTAATACCAGTGCTTAGGTTTTCAACACTTACCCCAACTGGATGTTGCATCTGTCCGCTCCAGTCAACAGTTAAACTTGTACCAGTGGACACAAAATCAACCGATTGTACATTGAATCCATGTCCATCACCAGTCCAATCTGCTCCAGGGCGTGTACTAACAGTTAAGTCAAGTGTATCAAAATTACTGCCTGGCACTAATTCTTCAGGTGCATGCGAACTGTATGTGTCAATGAACTCACTGCCATCCACGTTAATATCTGTGACACGAGTGCCAAGGTATGTGTCAGTGAAACTGCTAGAATAGATTGCATTTAGTATGTCTTGGCTATAAGTTGGCAAACCTTCAGGACCAAAATCCAAGTTATCAAACGGATTTATGTCAAAGTTTCCAACGTCAAATCCAGTGTTTTGATTGAATCTAGGACCTTGAACCTGAACACCTGGATAATCAATACCGCTGATTAAAAGCGCAAGATCTCGACCAGGATCTGATGGATCAGGTTGATACAAACCAATGATACGGTCAACGCCACTAAGTGTGCTTTCGTCTACAAGTGTGTAGAAATCAGGATCAAATTCATTGCCGCTGTCTAACTCTGTGCTGTCCGCAACCTCGTTTACACTGTAAACATTACCTTCATATCGTACCAGGCTACCTTCAGTGTAGTCGGTGTTTGCAGTCCAGTCTTGAACGCTGCTTGTGTACTCATAACGGTCAAATTTGAGAGTGGTGTCAAAACTTCTTACCATGTTATTTTGCATAACAGGAACTGCTATTGCGCCTGTGCCATTGCCTCCGGTAATTGTAATCACAGGTGTGGTTGTATAACCAGTGCCAGCACTTATAACTTCAATTTCAGTGACTTCTCCTGCTGTGTTAATCCTGGCTCTCAGTGTAGGCAGGGTTGTGGCTGTACCAGTCACAGTGACCTGAGGTTCTACTGTGTAGCCACTACCGCCTTCGACCACTGACACACTTGCTAAACTGAGTGTATAGTTGTTGTACCATTGACTCCAAGGCCAAGTTGACCAAATTGGATCTGTACTTGGTGTTTCGCTCAGATTTGGCAATCCGCTGTTTAACAGGCCATCGCCCGTGTCTGTAAGAATTGGGCTTACAAAAGCACCAATAGTACTGTTGTAGTATGCTGGGCAGTCAAAATCAGTCAGACTGCCAAGATAATTGTCAACACCATCATAACGTAAACTAAACTCCTTGATCTTCACGTGATAAGGTTTAACTTCTTTAATATAATCTAATACAAAGTCTTGATTATCACGTTTGTATACTGGATAAGGAATAAGGTCACGAATTTTGTGCTGTATATCAACCAAACTGGTTTTGAATAACCAGTCAGGCGCATTTTGTTCAGTCATAATGTATTCAAACATTAGTACTAGCAATTCATTACGGTGTATCAACAAACTATCTGTGAAAATTTCCTCGTTGAGAGCTTTTAATATTTGCCGCGTTTCTGTGCTTGGGAATCTATCAAATCTTTGCGCATCAAAAACTTCAATATCAAAGCCAAACCTACCTATAGAATAATCCCAAACAGTACTGCTTATTTGAATAGTTGTATCTTCAGCAAATACCCTAATATAAGTTCCATTCACAAGTTGGTAGATTTCACTCTTACCAAAGCTGTTAGCCGTAACTTTTACACTTTGCCCATTGGCTACATTAGTAAGGAGAGCAATGTCATTAAAAGTTGCCACCTCAGCAACAATCTCATTGGAAAGATTATATCCAGGTAGTACCCAATCTGTATATGTCCAGAACTGCTTAGTATCATAAGTTTGTACACGGTTTAACAAAAGGGTGCCGTCGGCTTGCAAGCTGTAGATTGTCCACAAACCATTTTGTGTTTCGTCGCTTGCTACCAAATACCTATACCCTGCTGACACAATTTCAAGATTTTGATACGTGAGTTCGGCATAGTTAAGCACACGTTTGTCCCATTGTCCACTGGCGCTTGTTGGTTCAGGTTCTTCGCTGTTCAAAAGTGTAAACAGTTTTTGTTCAACAATAGGATACAATGCAAGTATTTTGTTTGCACGGTCAAAATAGTTTTCTAAAGCCAAGAATCGATCAACAAACATGCTTTGTCTTGGTCTAAAGTTTATTCCGTATTGGTCTGCAATGCTTAATGTTGAATCTGGTACTTTGTTTCCTAAGGTATCGTCGCCACAGAAACTGTCCAACAACTTCCTGTATGTGCCGTCGCTTAAGAAACTGGTAGGATTGTTTTTAGCAATTAAATCGTATTCCACGTGGACATTATCGTCGTTGCTTTCACGATCAAATTCTATATGTAAGATTGTATCGGTTGACGATATTAAATCGTTGCAGTTATAAAGTGCAACAGTGTTTTGTGCAACCGGTGCAATATACTGAATACCACTGCTACGTGGATTTTCAATGTATTGAGCAACTGCTAGTACACTTAGTGTTTTATTTGTTGCTTGGCTTACACTGCTTAAGCCTTTTACCCAGAAATAATACACTGGTGCAAAGACTCCATTCAGATCAAGTTCGCTTGACACAGCATAACGTGCTGTGTTATAAACTGTTCCCGGTCCTGTATAGGATGCAGGTGGATTATCACTCTTGATCCATTGGTATACATCAATGCTACTACCTTCAAAGAGTTGTCCCCATCTTCTTGCTTTGTATTCAATTGTGTCTTGATGGTAATCAACATACCGCATTGTGCTAACGTCCCACCAAACTTCACCTACTCGTTCATCGCCCCAATATTGTCCGGTGTTATTAAAATCGCCAACGTTGTAAGATGCTGGATCAAGACCTACGGTGTAATCAATATTTTGTTTAGCGGCACCAAGGATTTTACCCTGTAATGGATCAATATAATCGAGGTACTGGGTAACTGTTGATGTAGTACGATTATAAGTGAACACACTATTAAGTAATGAAATATCAACAATTGGTTGTTGTCTATGTTTAATTGTCCAACTAAACTTGGCGCCTGGGTTGTTAAACTGTGCCACCCGACCAAAATCGCCAATGCTATCACCGAGATCACTTAAAGGAACTCCTACTAGTAGTACACCATTTACATAGTTTACAGTTGAACCAAAATTATCAAACTCACTTAACGACCGATCGTAAATCTGTTGCCCAAAAACAAATTTGCCTGGGTTGGTTGCACTTGCATTGGCACTACTTAAAAAGTCATAGGTATAAACTACTCCACTTCGCGTGACAGCATCAATGAAATCAACAGATCCGCCATTGAATAATGTAGTGTTCCCGTCAAAGGTAGTTGGTAAATTAGCAGTACTATCAGGAGCACCAATGGTCAGACTAGTTGCTTGGTCATTGATGTTAACACTCTGGCCAAAATGCCCTTGCTCTTGCTGTATTGGCGCAGTAATAGTTTGTGCATGTACCATTGGCGTAAAGCCTAGGGCTGTCCATGCTCCACCTAATCCAGGTAATACCACAAGTTTAATAAATTCATCGCCTGCATTAGCATTGATTAAATTCAGCGACAATAAACCATTGGTATAAGAAGCAAGTACATTTGGAAGATCTGCAGTGTTAATATCATTAGCATAGGACTCAATCCAGTTACTCAGTGCCCAATAATCAGTATCTGACGTTGCAGTACCAGCTGGTACAGATTGTATTGCCTTGTAAATTGAGGCACCATCCTGTACGAATGTACCAGCAGTATACGTTGTTCCTGCTCCCCATGTTGCTGGCGCTACCACTAACACATCCACATCATTAATGCGAATACTGTCGTTTGGTGTTAGGATTGTATAGGCATTTTTACTGGTAATGCTTCCGTACAGCCTATTTTGATTTATCCAACGTTCAACGTTTCCTACTTCTGTTTGTAATGCGCTGTTCCAATAGGGAGCACCAATATACAGGCTACAGTTTGTTGAGCATTGATCAATGCTGTAGCCAAACTGCGCATCTCGCTGAGTATTGTGTGCGTCGATTGTTTGCATCAGATTGAAGTTGTTTGTTTCAAATTCTAAAATATCACCAACCTGTAATGTCACATTTGATTTAAGAGTAACGGTGCTACCAACCACTGTGTATTGTCCATTATTGTTGGTGCCAGTATCTCTAATCAAGAATTGCTTGTTTAGTTTAACAGTAACTGGCCCAATTGGTGTTCGAATTGTTGTGTAAATTTTTGTACTTGCGTTGGTAACTTGTACCCTTTCCACGCTTCTGTCATATACAAAAACTTGTCCAGCATTGGGTTGCTCGTCGCCGGCGCTTACCGTTGGAACTCCAATCATGATCTGTCGACCATCTGTGGTGGTGGTTAATTCTTCGCCGAAGTTGATACCACTGCTGTCAACTCCTGCATAACTGATTGTAGTAATCAATCTCCAGTGCGTCGAACTTGAGAATACAATGCTTCCTGTGACTCCTGATGTGGTTGTAACTGTTTTTGTTGATGCATCAAATGTATAGTCAATATATGGACGTAAAATTACACCATCATCAACAACAGTAAAACTATAAATGTCAGAAACGGTATACAGATCTTCGATCAAGAATCCAGTTTGCGGACTAGTAGGATAGTACGAAACACTTTGCTTGCGTGTGATAAGAATTACATCACCTTCGTTTGGAGCTGCTGGAATAGCAACAATGCCGTTAGAGTAAGTAAAGTCAGTGTTTGGTACCTGACGCACATTGTTAATTGAAACATTTATCTGTTGACTTCCAATTCCACCTAATCCACTATCATCATCAATAATGATTGTATCGCTGATATCAAAATCAGTTGTTGATCCGTTACCTATGAAAGTTAATTCTTGATTTTGTACATCAATTCTATTATAGCAATAAACTTTGTCATCTCCTGGAGATCCAATGTACATCCAACGTTCATCGTTGCTGATAGTTACTGCTTTACCTAGTTCACTGCTTGCACTTGCTGTTGATTCTGAAAGGCATTGCTTCAGGTCAAAGGAACCTGTCACGTTTGAACGAAGTATGGTATAGGCATAACCTCTTGAACTTGCACTTTGGTGAGCGCCAGCAACCGCCCATGCGCTGCCACCTACATCCAATACGTCTCCAAAATTGCTGGCGCCTTTTGCTGTTAAAACAGTTTTTTCAAGAAAGGAAGTCTGGTCCGCTTTATTGTATGCAAACACGCCGCCTTCTGTGCTGTTATAACCAGGTGCACCAATTAATGCGCCTTGATTATCAAAGCCTTGCCCGATTGCTGTACCAAATAAATCATTTGCGGATTCTCCTACTGCTTGAATGCTATTATTACTTGTGAACGGATTACTCTTTTCATAAACTGCCCAATGATCTGTTCCATCATTGTCAACCCATACTTGATTACCCGCTACAATATTGTTAACAAAACTTAAATTGTTTATATCGCTGGCTTGTGCTACCCTGACGCTTTCTAAAACAAAAACAGTACCTACACCAGTAAGCACTGTTTCATCTCCAGGCAGACTGAGTTCAAGTGTAATTGTTTTTAAACCTGGAACTGTTGCAACTTCATAGGCACCATCAACATCTGAATCAAAATATTTAATAATGATTCTATCGCCTGCATTAAGTCCGTGATTACCGCTAAAAGTAAAGGTTGATGTACCATCTAAATTATCTCTTACTTGCACTAGCGGGGGATCTACAATATTTGATCTGTAAATATTCCAGTCAAAAGGATTGCTCTTTGCTACCCATATTACCGTACCACGTGCAATATTATCAATCTCGCTTATCAGACTTGTTAAATCGTTAAGATCAAAAACTTGCAAATCTACGTCGTCGAGGTTAACATAACCAGCACTTGGTAACGAAGTATCATCATTGGAATAAACCACAGCTGGTAAAATATCGGTGTCAGTAAGTTTGTAACTCTCCTTGTAAAGATTGCTTAACAATACCTGCTGATTTGCTGTGTTGGTCATTCCGGGTTCAATTACACTAACAGTTGACGGATTTGACAGTAACAAAGACTCGTCTAGTTTAAGTTCGTAGTAACTACGGTTTGCATTAGCACCATAGTAAGCACGTTGTATTGCCCAGTTTTCAAAAATGTCATATTCAGCAACTTCCTTGTCAAGGCTAGCTTTGCTGAAGACATCAGTTGCCTGGGTGGTTCCTTTAGTTCCAATAAATTGTTGGAAAAGATTTACCTGGCTTATATCGTCTAGATTTAAAGCCTCCATATATTCTCTTGGACGGAAACCAATCAACCCAAATGCTAGCAAGTCAGCGTCTTGTTCCGTGTTTGCTGTCTTGGTGTCGTAATAGTTTTTAACCAATTCACTCTTTTGAGCAAGGTTAGGTAACAACCCTTTTGTAATACGATTGTAATCACTCTTGATCCAATCATTGAAGTCAAATTTTTCCGCAGGTGGTAAAATTGATCCTGCACTCCAGTATGAATCTTTATAAAGTACAATTTCGCCTTTACTGTAGGCTCTATTTGGTACCCATTCTTTGATATTATCTTGATTTAAAATAAACCCTTGGGCATCAAGTGTACCATTCCAGTCACTGGTAATTCTTCCGTCAAATAGTAGACGTGTCTGTCTAGCACCAGTACCCGGACTATATAATAGATCATTAAAAATACTGGTGTTATCAAATACAATAATGTGTTCGTAACTTACAAACTGAGCATTCAAATAGTTGAATGTGGTGTTGTTCTGCGACAGCAGTGTGAACGTGTTTTCTAATCGTTCCACAACATAGTCTTTGCTTTGAATTGGTTGCCTGTTTGCATCAAGTAGTGCAGTTTCTTTACCTGGTGCAACTAGACTGTCAACTACGGTGTTAGAACCTGTCATTTCAAGACGATTTGCATTTGGATTGAGATTAATTATAGCACCTTCGCTCCAACCTTGTTGCGTCCAATACACAAATTCTTCTGCCATTTGTGTCCAATTTAAAACCACATTGTTGTACTGTGATTCAAAACTCATTCCAAGGTCAGACAGTTTCTGCCCATAACTGATTAGGAAGTCAACCACACTGCTGATACTAGAGAATGAGTATCCGTATGGAACTCGCACCACAGTATTTGAAAAATCTTTTGCAACACGCACTGTTTCATTGTTAACCTGAATAGTGTTGTAGTTGCCATTGGTTAAACTACGATATATTTCAAAGTAAGGTTTAGTGGTGCTATACCCATATACTGCATAACCTGTTGCTGTGCTTTGTATAATAACACTGCTCCAGTTTATTTCACTGCTAGCAGGATTTTTATACAATACTAACTGCAAACTTTCGTCCGGCCAAAGTAAACTTGCGTTTAAACTATTTGGTGAACTCTTTTCGCTGTAAATTCTAAAATACTTTTCATCTGTAAATCCAGCCAGTCTGTAGCACAAACGTATGTCAATGTTTTGTAGCGTTGTGGTCAGAGCTGTTGTGCTGTCTAGCCCCCTAATACGATTATAATCGACGATATAATTGATATAACTGTTTTTGCTTGTTCCATTGCCGTATATAACAATGTTTTCTGCGTTTACACGATATCTCTGATTGTACAAATATTGATTATAATCACTGTTTCTTTTATAAAGATCAAGATCAGCAAAAAGTGAAAAATACTTTGCTGGCTTTGTTAATGCTAGAAGTTTTTGCAATGCAAACCGATATTGACTACTGCGTCTCCAAGCGGTTTCGGTTGGACCTTGGTCGCCAAAGTTCCAACTCTTTTGGAAACTGTTTTGATCATAATTTCCAACCACAACATACATCGGCGCCAATAAATTACCTTCACTGTCCACTGGTATAATATCTAGTAGTTGTGGACGCTTGTATTTTTCTATAACCACCGAACCAGAAGGATAAACAATTTTACCGTCACGTAGATCCTGCCACAGTACTAGGTTTCCGCTGGTATACGGAGCAGGGCCATAGGCGTCTTGCCACCATGTTGGTTCTTCTGTTAGTCCAAGCATTTCCCACGGACGGGTATGAGGACTATCTGTGTCGTAAAGATCAAAATAGATGCCTCTCCAACCACCAAGCAAGATAGTGCCATCTAGTTTGTTTTGACTGTTGCTGTAGTTCCATGTAAATGCATTGTTAGCATCATAGACTTGTGTTTTGTAGTCAAGTTTATTTGTTCCGACCCAACTGAGGAAACTCTGTGATAGTATTTCATTTACTTCAACGAGGGTGTAATCTGTTGTTCTAAATTCGCCAGGAATAACATCTGTGCTTTCAAGGGCTTGATTGTACCTATCTGCAACCTTAGCGTTACTATAAATGCGTGTTTCAAATTCAAGCAATACATCGTCACGAATGTCTCCAAATGCAACAGTCAAACTTCCGTCATGTCCTCGAATTACATCTGTTGGCGTAACATAGGTATTGTCTGTGAATTTTTCAGGCTCGTATAAAGAAGACAAGCCCATACAAGCTGGAGTTGGAGGGACATAGTTACCATATGTAGCTGTGTATTCTCGAATTGTTATCACGTCATTTACCGCAAGTGTGATCCTATCTGTATTAATGGTTATACGAGGTCCGTCTGTTGCAACTGTATAATCGTGCCCGTCGCCAGATAGAATCACGTCATTGAGGTAAACTACAAGTCCTTGATAGTTTGCTGTAGTAAAGTCATAGGTATACAACGTGTCAAAAACATTAGTGGAGATTACAGTGTATGTATATTTGGTCTCATCATAGGTATTACCGCTGGGTAATGTGTCACTCCAGTAAAATGGACTTAGCTGATTTTTTCCTGCATTAATAGTTTGTAAACAGGTATCTAATATGTACGCATTAGTTTTTCCTGACCAATCATTCTTTGCTACAGTATCTAGTATAACATTTTTGTATTTTTCATATTCATAACTAGCCCAATCAATAGCGTTAAAAAAGTCAAAGTCTTTGTCTTTTAAGAAAGTGCCAGCAAATGTCAACGGCGAGCTTTGTTGCTGTATACTTTCGCCGTATGGAGTAATATTTCCTAGATCACGTATATTGTTAGCACCGTTAATTTTTCCTGTAAAGTCTTGTAAATTCTGACAAATAGTGTTATAATGATTTCTAACGGTGCCCAGGGTGAACTCGCTGGTGTTGATATTAATAGCGTTGTTTTCTAAATTAGCAGGAATAGAATAGTAGGCAATCTGGCTTGCTGTATTACTAGTCACGCTAACTTGTATTGGCGTACCATTTGCAGGAGCAGTTACAAAGGTAACCACACTCAATCCGTTATTGTTTGTTGTAACCGTATATGAGCTTGGTAGTACAAACTCTCCATTCACAAAAACCTTTACTGGCACTGCTGTACCAACTGTATCAACCCTAATATCCATTACCAGTGGATTGCCACTGTAGGTAAAGTTGAAGATTTGTCTGCTTGTAACCTCATTGGTTGTTGTTTGCCAACCAAGATATTTTGTGTAATCTGTTAATGTACTGTACTGTTGCACATGACCAAGGCTAACATTTTGGGTGACACTCACACTTCCATCAACATAAACAAATGTATCGGTGTATAGATTGTTGGCAAATGTAATGTCTCCAACATTGTTGATGCTAAGATACTTTAACGGCTGTCCAATTACAGCATCTGCAACTCCGCTTCCAGTTGCATAACTGAATAATTTACTTCCAGCAAATGAAGTGCTAGGATAGACAGTGGTGTCACCAAAACTGTTTTCATTTTTGTCAAAAACATCAAATTGAGGTGGTTGGTTTACTTTGGTTTTTTGCTGTGATTGTACCCAGTTACTACCGTTATAGTAATAACTTTTACCTTGTCCTTTCACACCACTAAGTTGTACAACACTTTGATTTGTGCTGACTCCTGGTGAAGTAATATCAGCTGGCTGTAAATCAATAACAGGACCTGTGCTGTCATCAAATGTAATAAATTTTACAACATAAACTTTGTTTCGTACAGCAGGATCAAGATCAGCAGCAAAAATTACCCTACTATCTTCAGCTAATGTGTAGCCGTCGGTGCTGTAACCAATACTTCCGTTTACGTTACTAAATGCGTCAAGTTCAACAGTATCAATAACATTTACTGGTTGTATCCCTTGTGTTCCAAAATTAAAAAGTCTATAACTTGGCTTAAATTCAAGTATTGGGCGTTTTGCTCTGTTATCATTGTCTAACACTGCGACCGCATTATTGTACTCAGCGGTAAGGTTTAAAATATCAATATGGAACCAGCGATTGCTTCTTGACCATGGATTAAGATCAATGCTAGCACGATTAATAGTCATGTAGTCTGGAACTGTTGGAGCATTTAGGCTGTCGTCAAATGCTACTGCATCAAAGCCGGTGCTGTCAAAAGGTACAGTTGAACTAGTGGTATATGTCTCAGGAGTGACAAAATCAGTCACCGGTAATAGTTTTATTTGTGACCCTACACCCTCAATGTAATATTCATTTCCACTGTAACTTGCCGGTTGTGTTAAACCTTCAAATTGTACCTTAAGTCCGTTTGTGAAGGTAACGCCGTTTGGACTTGTATATGTGCTAGATTGTAATATCTCTGTGACATTTATAAATGCGTCGCCTGATTCGTCAATGAAATTGATAACACCAAAGAAATTATCATTAGTACCGTCTTGATAGTATAAAGTATCTAGATTGGCTGTAATTAATGGTTGTTTTTCAAAAACACCATCCGTGTTTTTATACCACGTGGTACTAGCATTGCTTGTTCCATAATTTACGCCCAATTTCTCAAGATTATTAACCGCTTTAACGTAACTGAGTGTTATAAAAGGCCTGTCAGGATCGTCTATGTCGTTGTAATTGATTCTCCATATACCATACTTGTCAGAGTCGAGTGTTATTTCAGTTGTCTGATCATAAGGAAGATGGTCGTATGGTTCTGAAGTATTGTCATAGCGTGTGGTAATATTCCAACCTTGATCGGTATTGTTTGCAAAAATAAGTGTTCTGTTTTGCAAATCACTAAAACCGTCGATGCCACCATGATCATTGAGGAATTCACTAACCAAAACATTGTTTATTTGATCAAATTGTAAATCTTCAACAACTAGGTCAACAGTACCAGCATCTATAAGTGTAAAGTAAAAATTCTGAGCATCTACGCTTGGTACGTTAAAGGTAACTGTACCGTTATCCTCACCATTGTTGCTTACTCCGAGAACATCTCTACTACTTTGATTGGTAAACGGCAACAAGCCGGAGGAACCAGGAAACGCTTGAATCCAAAATGGATTACCGTTCTGTGACACATCAAAGGTGTAATTTCCTCCCCTTACAAGTGTAATAGTGGGCAATACAGCACTGTAGCCAGATAAGGTGTAGCCATTGGTGCCGCGAGTTACAGTAAAATCATCTGTTAATGGTATGGCGGTTGCACTTACATCAACGCTATCCGGCCCTTCGGGTAACCAGTAGTATTGTCCAAAGTTTACAAACTTATCAAAATCAACAAATGGATCCCAGGCATAGTATTCGCTGTTAAAAAGTCGATCTGAACGACTAACATTTGCACCATTGAGTGCAAGAGTATCAGTTATTCCAGGAAAAGTTATTGCATCATCGACCACATTCTGATTAGGTTTTAGAAATACAACTCCTGGTTCAACTTGGTAATCAGTCCTTTCAGCAGTTGGCTCTATCAAATAACTGTCATTAGGATTTACACCGACTCCAACCTTACGTCCAATGTAGCCTTGACGTTGTGCAATTTTTGGCTCCTGAACTAGCTGGTCAAGTGTACTAGATAAAAACTGTTTGTTCGTGTTGGTACGAAAAATTTCAGGTAAAAAATCAACCGAGCGTACTGAAGTTGCCATTAGTAAGTGCTGCCTCCATTGCTAGTTGCATCCAGTCCCGAAACTGGTGCCCCGCTTCGTAACTGACTGCTAGTAAGGGCTGAAATTACTTCAACATCGTTTACGGTAGCTGCATTTACAAAAATTTCGTTTGCTTGACTTCTGATTTCATACAGGTCGCCAAAGCTCTTAAGTGGATCAATTGGTACCAATACAACAGTGCTAATAATATCTCCCAGTTCATCGTGCAAGTATGAACTAAGTTCACTAAAGTAAAATGTATCACCAAAATCCCATTTATCAATTGTAAAATAATTGTTCATTTCAGCAATAACTCGACTTTTAATTTCACTTTCGCTAACGGTGCTGTTTGCATTTTTTACGCATTTTATTGTTGCTCTGAGTTCAACACTTGCTTTGTTACCAAATAATGGTTTGAAAGTCACACTGTTCAAAATAACATTATCTGAAATCATCTTGTACTGATTCAACCCGTTGTAATCTGTGCTAAGTTCATCAATGGTAGGTTGAGCTGGTTGAGGGACTGTACCAGTACTGTCCTTAATGTAATTTTGATATGCTATGTAGTAAGCACTTGTAACCAGATATACATCAATGATGTTTGTAGTGCCTGGATCAATTCGACGACTTAAAGGTGCGTTGTGTCTATACTGAAAGTCAAGGTCATTTCTTCCAACAAAGGCTTCATACCCAGATACCGACGCAATTCTGCGTACACCATCAACACCAACTACTAGTTGATAAAATACTTTTTCGCTGGTTGCGTAAAAAACTGTTCCGTTGGCATATTCACTTTTAACCAATTCAATAGCGTCGAGTGTAGCAAGTGTTGTTACAACTACTCCCGGTGCCAACGGTAGGTACCTTTCAAGATTATCAAAATCAGTTGTACGTTGCAGGAAAACCAACTTTGATGTTGGATTCACTGTTGGAGCAACAATGTTTTGGAAATAATCAGGATTATCAGGAATATTATCGTTATCAAAATCGCCGAAACTCACTTGTACTCTAAAATCATCAACAAATCCATCTGCTTCAACTGGTTGCCCAATAATGTCGAGAATCTGATCAAGGTTAAGTGGAACACTGGTATCAGGCGCATTGTTTATTTTCAGCACATTTACATAATCATTGATGGTTTTTCCAGTTTTAGGATCGTACACTTCTTGACTTCCGTCCCAGAAAAATCTATTCTGTAACACGCTGCCAAAATATCTAGCAAGATTGCGACTGGTTACAGTGTAGGTAACACCGTCTGTTTCGAATCTAACTAGCCAACTGTTATCTAAACCAGCACCTGAGGTATCTTGTGCATAGGCTAAACTAAATGTATTAGCTGAATCTAAATTGGTGGATGAAATCAAGTACCAAGTACTGGTTAAGTTGTTGTAGCCTAATCCAAACTCGCGATATAACTGTACTTGTGTATTAATATTTTGTTCTAATGTGCTTGGCAAATCTGTGACCAACTGAGGGATCACCTGTGTAGCAATCGCTCCAGTAGGCACATTTTGGTTAATGCTTACTGGACCTGTTCCGTTTGCAAAATTGCCACTGCCAAAGTTTGTACCGTCAAGCGTTAGGGCTGAAATTGTTACCCACAGTGTATCTGTAGCATTTGGATGATTTGCACTGCCTGCCATTAGACGGTTGTTTTGATCGGTCATAAAATGATAACCAGTTGGTGCTGTGAACTTTACCAAACTGTTTACCACAATATACTTTTTATTATCACTGGTAGTAGACCCAACCGGTGCAGGAGAACCATTACTAATGAATCTAAAATATCCTGTTGTTTGATTGGTGCTTGTTGTGCTTTGTACCCAATCAATACCCAACACTGTGAGGTCCGGACGGTTAAAGTTATTATAGTAAAACTCTAACATTCCCCTACTCTTTAGCACAGGTTCTAACTGATTTATAATCACATTGTTTATGTCATTTACATCTAAGAATGTAAATGTAAAGTTTGGTAGCTCGTCTTTTTCATACAACAAACCATCATCTGCAAAGATATTTGTGCTTGAATACTTGCCTGTAATATCTACTAGGTCTAAATAACGGCTTGTACCTATACTACTTCTGTTAATTGCTTTACTTTTAATAATTGTACCGAACAGGCTGTAAGGAAGATTGTTGTAGTCTTCACCATTTACCATCCGGTTTTGTGTGTAGAATTTTGCAGGAGCCCGTCCTTTGATATCAGCTATACCTTCTCTGTTTGTAGCATTGCTGACTGGCTGTGCTAAAGCACATGTAAATGTAATTGTTTCTTGTCTTCCAGCCCTGCTGGTGTAAGTCAATGATAATTGAACATTTTGCATATCTTCAGGATTAATAATGTAACGCAATCCGTTACTAGCCCGTACATAGGTTCTAAAATTTCCAACTGGAATTTCACTGAAAACACCATCACCAAAATTCAATGCAATCTGATCATTGCCACGACTGGTTACGCTGAAATACTGTCTTGCATCAGCAGCAGTTTGTTCAACTGCTCCAGCAAAGATGTTGTCAACTTGGGTCCACTCTTGTTCTATGGCTCCAGTTGAATCCAATTCATACAACCACACGTCGTTGTTGTTAATACCTTCTATGTTAATATCTACCTCACGATTACTAACACGTTCTGCTAGATTAAAGTCTAAGTTTTGTAGACTACCTTGTTTAAAGTAAAAGAAAAATCCAGTGTTTGGACTTGCAAACCCTGCACGATCATTTCTATACAAAATATTAAACAATCCATTTGGGCGTGGAGCAGGTTCATAAACATAGTTGGTGTTTTGTGTACTTGCACTCACTGCTTCAAATGACATATCAACACCATTGACTGTGGTACTGTAAGGAATAACTGGTAAAAATCCTGGAATCAAATTCACTGTGTATTCGTCAGTTTGAATGCCGAGTATGTCTTGGCTAGAACCTGGTTTGCCAATTCTTTGACTGCTTGTAAGAGCAGCATTCAAAACCACGGTTAGTTGTTCAAACCAGTTTGGATTTGTTGCGTCGTTCCAGTTGATGGTAACATTGCTTAAATTGTTACCATTATAATCACTTACATTTTCTGTGGTAAGAACACTGGTAACTTTGATGTATCCGCTGGCTTCGGTGTTACGTTTTGGTGTGTACCCTACTAATTCAGCTAGACGGATAACACTGTCTCTACGTTCAGCTGTGTCGAGGAAATTTTCACGAGTGTTTAAATCGTTACGGAAGCTAAGTGCCTGGCCCATAAAAGCCATAACATCAAGGAGTGCAATAAATTCAGAACTTTCAGTGTAGTCGTTGAAACTTTCTGGATAATACAAACGAATATAATCAATGAAACTTTTTCTTAAGGTTTCAAAATCATAACTTTGAAGATCAGCTTCTCTATAAGTCTGATAGATGCGTCTCCAATCTTCAACACCAAAAATTGCTGTTTGTCTAGTTGTCTTTGCCATAGTACCTTCCGTGAAGTATTTATGGCCTTAATTATATGGGTAGTTTATACAAAGGAGGCTCTATTGCTTTCTGGATTAAAAAACACTGCCAAACGTTCTGCTTCTGTGCTTCCAACCACACGCAATGCCATTTCGACAACTATTCCGTTGTCTTGTGTATACACAGTAAGATCGGTAATGCTCACACGTGGATCAAGGCCTACCACTCGGCGCATTTCTGCTTCAATTTGACGTACAGTTTCTGTGCTTTGGTTGTCAAAAATAAAGTTCCAAACACTTGTACCAACCATTGGACGCCCAGGAACTTCACCTTGCCTGATGCTAAGGCTATTAAGCACATCTCTTTTAATCAAATCAAAGTCCACCAGTGTGTATCTTTTGTATTGATTTATTGTGTTGAATCCTACGAAAGTTGGCATAGTGTATTTAACCTCTTCTTGCTGCCTCTAGTTGCGCCTGTAGTGCATCGCGTTTTTTAACAAGTGTTTTGTATGCGTCACTACGCAAAAAGTCTACAAACTTTTTACCTGGGTTAGTATTAAGGTAGGCTTCTTTGGCTGCCGGTATTTCAACCTTTGTAACATTGTTAATCTGACGTTCAAGTTCAGCGGTTCGTGCATTACTAACTCTTGGCGCACTGGTTCTAGTGTATGTAGGTCCTAGAGTTTTTGTTGTGTTAATTGTAGTAGTAACAGCCTCATCCACTTCTTTTCGTATTGTTTTGGTTCCAGTAGGTGTTGCAACATTGTATCCTTGAATACTTTCGCTGATTTTTTGATCAACTAATTGTACGCTGTAGGTTCCGCCGGCCATGGCTTTATCCATACTGGATTTAGTCTCAACTGGTACCTCATTTTTAAGATAACTCTTAAATGTTTTAGCGTCAGTTAAACTTGTTGCTGATACAACGCTTGCAAGATCTTCAGGTGATTCAGCACCGGTAACAACTCCTTCGGCTCGTAAGTCATCTAAACTGCTCTTAAACAATGCTGTTTTGGTTTCATCTTGCAAGCCTTCGTCAGTTAAGAATAAACTCACGTTTGTTACGCCGTCCTTTCCAGACCAAACATCTGGACTACTTAGAACTGTGCTTAAATTAGCACTCGAACCTTTTATGTAAAAGTCTTCTGTGCCTGGTTTTAGATATCCTGCCTTTTCTAAATTACCTGCTGAAAATCCATAGGTGCCTACACCTATATCATCGCTTATTACATTTGCAGCCTGTGGAACCTCTGCTTTTGCTTGTGCGAGCATGCCAGTCACCTGTTCGGGAGCAATACTACCTACGCCTGATTCAGATTTTTTCTGTGTTTCGTATTGTGATGCATCAATGGCATTGAACTCTTTGTCTTTGGATTGATTGATAGCCTCAGTAACTTCTGGTTGTGTAGGAGCCGTATCTGTGGTATTTGTAATGTTAGTAACAGTGGCTGTGCCACCTCCATGTAACGGATATGGTTCGTGTGTTGGGGCACGGGTTGCCACAGTGTCAATCTTACTCTGCTCAACAGTCCAACCACTGGTTGTGTCAAAAACAACGTCAGGTAATTTCTGTCTTGGAATCTTAGCTGGTTTTGCAACACTGGATGCACTACCGCTGTTTAAACTGATACATCCAGCTTTCACGTTCACGGCACTGCCGCCATTCCAACTGCCTGTTTTTGAATTTTGTAAAGCAAGACTACCATCACTTTTTACCCCTACATATTTTTCACTGTAGGCTGTTAATGTATTCTTGCCTGATAATTGTAAAGCCGCAGTTTCCAAGTTGAGCGTAAACTCGCTGTATAGATTCATTGTACTACCGCTATTCATATTAATACTAGCATCGGCATGTAGGTTAATATCTCCTTGACTGCGTATATTCACACTATTTGTAGCAAATAAATCAATAGTGCCTTCCTGACCCAATTCTACCCAACTTTGTCCATTTGCATGAATAATATGCAAACTGTCCCCACTGTCGGTTAAAATTATCTGATGTCCTTTTGCTGTTCGAATGCGTACATGTTGATCGTTGCCGTTGATATCACCGTCGTCCATAATGAAACTGTGACCGCCTCTGCGACCTATCACCTTCATTGATTGAAGTGGTACGCTACCAGGATTGTTAGCATCCTGATTTAACCTTGCGGTAATTTCTACATCGCTATAGCCACCACTGTAAATTGGGCGTCCAGGGGTGCTTACGCCATAAACTGTACTTGGGCTTTCTCTATAACTGTTGCTACCAATGGTACCACGCACGTTGTCTGATACCAGACCTTGCTGGACTAAAACTCCAGCAAGGTAGTTGTGAACTGGATAAGGAACGCGGGGCCAATTTGGAGCTTCTGATATAGCAGGATTTTCATCATTGTACTCTACAACTGGTAGTTGAGTGCTATTAGCAAAATATCCAGGCTGTTGCCCTGCTTCTAAAACATAATTGCTGGTGCTACCAATTGCTGGAACCATATGGTGCGGTTCATTACCAGTGACAACACTACCAAGATAATAACCTTGGTTTGGATCGCCATTGGCAAAAAAACAAATTACCCGAGTGCCAATATCAGGCGGAGTATACCACATACCATAACTGTGTTTGTTTTGCAAAAAACTTCCTGAGCCAGTGTCGGGACTGTCAGGATCAGTAGCACCATAGAATGGACTAATGTAACTCATTGGTTTCCAGAAGTCAGGATTGTTTTCGTCAGGACCACTTAAGAATTCAATGTATACTTCTATTTTTCCACTGCGTGTGCTGTCAACGTTATTTTTAACAATTCCAATAAAAGGACCGCTCTCAGCCGGTACACCTCCTGCTCCGGTAGTGTACGCTTTACTGGTTCCTCTACTGCGTTGTACGTTTTCTGCCATTTACCCTATTCCTTTTCCATAACCACCCACTCCACCAAAGACAGCTTCAGTTCCTGCATCATCACTAATCACAGTGCTGCCAGGCTTGGGTTGTACCGCTTGCTCGCCTACAAATTTAGTCAAATCTCTCTCACTGCCGTAAACTCTTACGGTCTGGCCTCCAATTTCAGTGTCCCTAAATGGTAATCGCTTGTCAACGTTGAAATTTTTTGTACCCGTGGGTGTGAGCTGAATGCTGCGATTAGGTTGCGAGACACTCTTGGGTGTGTTTCCTGTTGTACTGGTTGGCCACTGCTCTAATCCATCCGCTTCCTGTTGTGCGGCAATATCAGCCACGCTGGTATCATAAACTGATCCAACGGTAATGTTTTCGTCAGCTTTGGCATTACCGCGATTGATACCTTTGGTTGGTCCTCCAGTGGCACCTTCAAACTCTCGTATGGTTCCGTGCAATGTTTGGGTAAATGCACCTTTGCTAAAATTTGATTCTACCCTGTTTGCTGCAAATACCAAACTTTCTTGGGCAACGTTGGTTTCGCCTACAAGATTTTTTACAGTGTTATTTTCGTAAACTGGCGACAACCCAGTGGTCATGTCATAATCTTGAACTGGATTGAAACGTATTTCATATAAAACTTCACTGCCGTCATAGTTTACACTGCCGTCATCCATAAACGGACCAAGGTTAATTTTTTCATTGTAAAGCACTTCTGTTTGTTGCACCCAATCAGGATCACCTACAATGGTTATCTTGTTGTTGGCCACATCAGCATAGTAGTACAATCTATCACTAAGATTAGCAGCTGGAATACTGCTTCCTTTGGTACCACCTTGTTGACTGGCATTTGGGGCACCATAACTATTTTTTACTGGCCATCTACCCTGTGGGCTGTCGTCGACACTTCCGTCGTTTCCAATGGTTACTAGGAAATTGCTGTTTACATCAATCTCAAAATCTAATACTTCTGTATTTTCTCCAGTGAACCAATAAGGGTACAACTTGTGTGTTCCACGGTATGCACTAGGTGGATAATAAGGACTACGGGGAGTGTTAATTTGATACGCACTGATGGTGTACTTGATCCTGTATGCGTAGTCTCTGCGCTTGTTATCGTATGCTATGGGTGTACACTGCGTTCTGATTCTGTACCACTGGACTGTTTGCACCTTACTCTGCTGTGCTTTAATTTTGCCTGTTTTTTCATCAAATATGACATTTTGTTGGCTGGTAATATATGAACTGCTACGCATTACCAGATCAATCAACTGTACAATCTGTTGTCCTGCAGGAACACTATAAGTTCTTGTGGCTTTGTCATAGTTTAACTTACTGCCAAGATACTGTTGCGCACTGCTTTTACTGTTTTTATTTGCTGCTTGTTTTTTATCAGCACCACCAGGTTTCTGCAACTTTGCATCTTTGAGCCCTGGAAGTTCTTGCAATTCAATTTCATAAATGTCTGCAACTTCGTATGTGCCCTGATTTACCAACCGTTGTTGATGCTCATTTAATGCTTCGCACAAACCTTGTGTCACTGTTTCGCCAGCAAGCCCATTTGGTTTGCTGGTTGGAGCCGCATTTCCTTCTAAATCGCCAAAATCGCCTTCATCAAATTCATTTAATGCAGTTGCAAAAGTTCCATTTAACAAGGTTTGCACATCTGGCGCCACCAGTTGCAAATTAAATGGAATACTTCCACGTGCTGTGCTTAAAGCAATTTGAGTTTGAGGAATGGTTGCTTCTACACGATATTCAACATTTTGATTGCGTATTTTATAGGTAATGTTTGCAATTTGGAATGGAATAAACTTTTCAGCAACTGCATTTTGATCTGTGGTGGTGGCATTTTTAAAAATTTGATCTGCTGTAACACGATTACCTGCTTCATCGTATCCATACCAGCGGATAACCATCAGATAGTTTTGTGCTAGTTCGCTGGTTGTTGCGGCTGTTAAACCTGTGTGTTCTATACAAGCATTGTTTAATCTATTCAGGAATGTAATGCCATTCGGTTCAACTACGGTAAAATTCATTAACACACTGTTGTGTGCGCTTCCAACTTCTTGTGTTCCAACAATACTGGTAATGTTCAGGTCTTCTATATAGAAATCCAAATCAAACCATGTGTTACGCTCACCCAGTGGTGCTCCTCCAGTTTGAATTATCAACTGCTTGCTGGGTAATTTTTTGTCCTGACTGATTATGAGATCCACAAATTCTCTACGGTCTAGCAAATAGATGCTGATAGTGTAAGTCATGTTGGTTAACCCATTCAGCATGTTAGGTGTGGGTTCAATTTGTTGTAAAAACTCAGCAGACACTGGTGGACGGCCATCATCTACTCCTGATGAAGTAGCTGTTGTTTCTCTTGGAATATCATACGCATCATCTGTGTTGCTTGCACCACCCGGGTTGGTTTGTTTCTGGGTAATTAATCCGCCCCCTCCTGGTCCAAAATCATTTGCAGGATCAGCAAACTCATAATCATTTGCGTTACTTCCATTTGGTGTAACTGGTATTTGTGGTGCTACTGGTGGATTTTGCACAGAAGCATTTTCTTCTTGTGCCGCTGCTTCCTCTTCTACTTCCTGTCCAGCACTGTTTCTTGGTTGTGTTTCAAGTAGATCACGATTTTGATCATTTTGTCTTGCCTGTCTTATTAGGCTGCGCAATTCAGTATCAAGATTGTTTAAATTATCTCGTATTTCTCCAGCAAGGTTGTACAGAGCTTCAATTTCATTTTGACTTGCATCATTAATACCAGGAATAACCACATCTTGAAGAGTGCGTATTAATGATAGCTGTGCTCCTATGCTACCAAGTAGTCTGGCAACTCTGGGTGCAATTTCCTGTACACCAGCACCATTATCCACATCTTGTTTTATTTCAGATACTCGTAGAAGAAACGTTCGATAATTTTGCTGTACTAAATTTACATCATTTGCCGCGCTGGAATAGCTAGCCATGTTAGAATCCTAGCACTGATTTCAGTGTACTCTTTTTTGGCAGGTAAATTGTGGTACCAGTTGTGAAGTCATTTAATGGGTTAACCAATGTATTTGGATTGCGTTGAGCAAATACCCACCACAGGGTGGCATCTTCGTAAAGGTCATATGCCAGCAAGTCTGGACGAAGATTATAGGTTACTGTGATTGTATATTCTAAGTCGTCCACTAGTTTTGGAATACTTCTATTGACCATTAAACTAAGATACTGGTCGTTACGAACAGGTGTATCAAAGTACTGACTAGTAGGTTTGTATTGTACTGCCATTACCAAAATCCTCTTTTAAGTAGGTCGCCATTTGCATATTTTTGCAGACTGAATACCTGGCTAACCTCCCTGCGGCTTTGTACTGGAAGCAACAGGATGTTCATTGACATCTTGGTTGGCACATAGGTTGGCTCATTCTGCCCAAGATTTGGACCGCTAGGTGTTGTATTCATTGGATCAGCACCAGTTGGTAGCCCATTTATAAGTGCCCTAATCCGACTACTCGGAAGGGTTGAATTATTGGTGTTTAGATTTTGCCTAAACTGCAATGTTCCGGCCTGTCCATTTATCTGTGTTGCATTGGCCCTGATGTAGTTAACATCAGCAGGTAAATTATAGTTAAACTGTGTGATTACCACTGGATGTTCATTGAACTGATACTCACCAAACCCGCTTAGGAATAAAACCGGAGGTGGGCTTCCCCTGTCAGCATCCTGTCCGTAAAACATCTTGCTTGCTGCTTTTAGGAATGTGATTACAGCAAGCATATAGTTTGCTTCTGCGGTATCCTGCGCGGTAAATTCTGCATCTAAGTTTATCTCACCAACATGGCTACCTTGATACCAGTAGTGCTTATAGTTGCTGTGCGTTGGCTCATAAGGTGTGTACCTTGCCTGATAAGAAGTATTGATTCTTGGAGTGTAAGGGAATATCACGCCGTCGCTTACACGCAACGGTGCCATCAAACTGTTGCCTGGATCGTTGTAAAAATACGGAGCGTTTGGTGCGAGCTGTAACCTAACACGCCAATCTCCCTTGCCAATGCTTGGTTCCCTAGTTGCACGAATAGCCGCTTGGCTTTTTAATCTCTCTAGTGCGGCACTATTAATCTGAGGAACATCAGGCTCAACTGGAAAACCTACTTCGTCTTCGTCATCTTGGCCGTAAGTGTTGTCAATGTCTTGGGGGAGTCTTACAACTCCAAATGATTCTTCTGCAAAAGGATCGCCTCCTGGGTAACCTTCGTCATCAGTTGGCGTAGGCTCGGGATTCTGTAGATCTCTTTCTTCTTGTGAAAGTTCGTCAATATCGTTCACAATAGGATCTGTTGCCAACACAGGCTCTGGATTTAAATTCTCTCTAATAGGAACAATGGTTTCTTCAGTGACGTTAACGTCAGCACCGCCGGCAAATGAAGCATTAGGATCTTCAACAGGCTCAGGCGAAGCGTTTTCTGCACGAGCTTCTTCGATAAGTCTATTTCGCTGATCTCTTAGAGCGTCTATTTGTGTTTGTACTTGCAATCTTTCTTGTGTAGGCAATGCTTCAAGACTATTGAGAGCATTTTCTGTTGCATCCAATTGAGAAATAGTTGTTTGTCTAGCTGCTGGGCTTGCTGTATAACTTGGTGTTATTTGTGGTTCGATAATTGGATCAGGCTCATCTAAGAATGCTGTTAGTTGTTCTTCAAACGATGGGGGTAATGGTTCTGCTGTTTCAGCAAAATTAGCAGGAATGCCGTAATCTTCTGCAACAAATCCTTCTAATTGACTGGCTACAGGACTTACAGCAGGATTGACGCTGTTAGCAGGAGCGGTTCCAGCGGCGGCTTGTTGTACTCTGGCGAGATCGTTTTGAGCTGCTATAAGTTGACGGGTCGCTTGTCGTTGTAACTCTATTCCACTAGCCGTTGTTGTTGTTTCTGCGCCACGAGTAGATCGTACATCAGCGAGTAGTGCTTGTGCTCTGGCTACGGCTTCTTGTGCTTTTGCTATATCAGCTTGGGACATTTGGTTCTCCTACTTATTATTTATGGCAAGCAAAAACGGCTAAGTTAATGATTGACAACCCCGCTCAGACCTGTATAATAAGTACAGTCCTACGGAGATTTCAATGGCTATCAAGCAACCAAAAAAAGTAAATTATCTTAATAACCGTGACATTTTGAAAGAAATTCACCGCAGTAAAAACACCTACTGTTCCTATCTTGATCGAGAAACTGATCATCAATACGATATTATCCTACCCAGTGTGGATAAGATCAATCAACGCACTGTAGCGGAAGCAAGACGAAATCGCGCAGATCGTATCAAACGTGAAACAGGTGAAATTTTAGATCCTAAGAAGGATATAGCAAACACTGATCTTGTGTTCCGTATTACCTGTTGGGAACACATACCCAAGGTACCAAAAAAACTCACAAAAGCTCAGGAAAAGAAAAAATCAAAACTTGAAGAACTACTAGAAATGGATGATGTAGACTATGAAGATGATGGTTTACAAGAACTAATGGAAGATGTCAAGCAGGATCTCAACTATGTTAAACTGCCATTTCCTCCATTCTACCATTATCGAATCGATGAAAACAAACAGCCATACCTAGTGGGCAAAAGTCACTGGAAAGGAGACTTAGACAGTGGCGAGTTTCGCAAGGATCATGGCATGATGACTCCAAAACTAGCGCACATGTTTATCAAGCTGTGCGAGCGTTATGCCACACGAAGCAACTGGCGTGGCTACACCTACAACGAAGAAATGCGTGGACAAGCACTGCTACAACTATCACAGATTGGATTGCAGTTTGATGAATCAAAATCACAAAACCCATTTGCATACTACACAGCGGCTATTACCAACAGTTTTACAAGGGTGTTAAATATTGAAAAGAAAATGCAGAACATCCGTGATGACATCTTGGAACAAAATGGTTTGAATCCAAGTTATACTAGACAATTTAAAAACAGTCGCGAAGCAAAGGTACTTGCAGAGTACGAAGCTAACGGCCTTGGCGAAGAATAAAATATGAGCAAACTATTTGATCGTGCCATAGTGTTCACGGACATTCACTTTGGGCTGAAAAGCAACAGCCTTCTACATAATCAGGACTGTGAAAAATTTGTAGAGTGGATCATTGAAACAGCAAAAGAACGAAATATCTCGACTGGACTATTTCTTGGTGATTGGCATCATCATAGAGCTAGTATTAACCTTCATACTCTTGATTATTCATTGAGAGCATTAGAACGACTCAATGCGGCTTTTGATCAGTTCTACTTTATTCCAGGCAATCATGACTTGTACTACAGGGACAAACGTGATATCACAGGAGTAGAGTGGGCCAAACACTTGCCTAACATTCACATCTGCAACGATTGGTTCGAAGACGGCGATGTTGTAATTGCTCCCTGGCTAGTAGGCGATGATCATAAACGCATTCAAAAGATGAGTGCTCAATATATCTTTGGGCACTTTGAACTGCCGCACTTTAAAATGAATGCAATGGTAGAAATGCCAGATCACGGTGAGGTAAAAGCAGAACACTTTGGACAGTACGGCAAGGTGTTCTCAGGACACTTTCACATGCGGCAAACCAAGAACAACATTAACTACATTGGTAATGCTTTCCCTCACAACTTTAGTGACGCAGGAGATGCAGAACGTGGGTGTATGATATTGGATTGGGGTGGCGAGCCAGAATATATTGCCTGGCCTGATCAACCATTGTACAAAGTGTTGGATCTCAGCACAGTGATTGACAATGCCAGCACAATACTCAAACCCAAGATGCATGTGCGTGTAAACTTAGACATTGATATCAGTTATGAAGAAGCAAACTTTATCAAAGAAAAATTTGTAACAGATTACAACCTGCGTGAGATGGCACTGATACCAAACAAACGTGGCGCACTGGAAGACACTGTTAGCGTCGGCGAAATCAAATTTGAAAGTGTGGATCAAATTGTTACTGATCAGATTACACACATTGAAAGTGAATTTTACGATAACAAATTACTGTTAGAGATCTATAGAACATTATAGCATGGACTGGTGTTTTAACAAACAGTTACACGTCGAAGAGATGATTAGATCAGTAGTTGATCCTATTGACATAATAAATTTACCTGACTTTGATTTAGACGTAACGTTATTATATGAAAAACTGAGTCAATCAGCAGATAAAGTGTTTGCAGACAACCAGAGATTGATCATCTGCCATCACGACACAGACTATTATCCAAGTATGTCAACCTGCGGTAACACCATTTATAATCTTATAACAATAATTGCTTACCTAGATATTAGTTCCGATCATACAGTAATACTTGCAAATGATTATAGTGGTCTGCTACAAAAAAATGTTGACAAACTTTGCGCTATACACAATATAAACACTATTCGTGTAATACCATTTTCTTTATGGTATGACTACCCAGTTGTGAATAATAGGCCTTTTACAAAAAGGTATCCTCCACGACACCTATATAGTTTTCTAGCAGGTGTTCCGCGGAGCCACAAACAAACCATGCTGTGTGCGTTAGCAGAAAATAATTTACTCAACAAAGGAATGATTTCTTTTCAACCGTCACATCCGCATCTATCCAAAAAAACATTCCAGCCTAATAATAGATACAAAGAAAATGTGTTGCCTAACATAAATTTGCGAACAACTATACCACATACAAGCAGAAACAATGAAAATTTAAACGTATCGCAAAAAAGTAAATTATTACACATCAAATATCACAAACTTTTACAATCCACAATCGTACACCAAGAGATAGAAGGTACCCCAGTTGGCAGCCATACTTTACAACAACAAGATTTTTTACAGAAGGCTTTAATTTTTTTAACAACTGAAAGTGTGGGCAACTATCCGCAGATTTTTTATACTGAAAAGACATGGAAATCTTTTTCAAATAGTTGTGCCTTGATGTTACTAGCAAGTAAAGGCAGTATTAAAAACCTAAACAACTTGGGATTTGAAACATTTCATTCAGTTTGGGACGAAAGCTATGATACAAAAGTTGATTGCTTGAATCGTGCGCAGTTGATATGTCAACAACTAATGGATTTGTCAAAATATTACTTTGATGACCTTGCCCATCAGTGTATGCCAATATTTGAACACAACTACTACCACTTACAAACTTTTGCGGATAAACAGTTGAATGCATTACGTGAACAACTATAACCAAAAAGTTTGTTTTTTTAAAAGAGAACTGTTACACTAATATCTTATGATTCATATAAAAGACCTAACGGTTAAAAACTTTATGAGTGTGGGTAACGCTACACAGGCCATTAACTTTGACAGGCAAGACCTTACACTGGTGCTAGGCGAAAATCTAGACTTAGGTGGTGATGGTAGTCGTAACGGCACAGGTAAAACCACAATCATCAATGCATTAAGTTACGCATTGTACGGCAGTGCATTAACCAACATCCGCAAGGATAACTTGATAAACAAAACCAACGGCAAAAACATGTTGGTAAGTTTAGAGTTTGCAGTTAATGGTCAAGAATATCGCGTGGAGCGTGGACGCAAACCAAACTTGCTCAAGTTCTTTGTGAACAATCAAGAACAAGAAGCAACAGACAACGCTCAGGGCGACAGCAGGCAAACACAAGCAGAGATTGAACGTATATTGGGTCTCAGCCACGACATGTTCAAGCATGTGCTGGCGCTGAACACATATACGGAACCGTTCTTGAGCATGCGAAGCAATGATCAACGTGCAATCATTGAAGAACTGCTGGGCATTACACTGCTTTCGGAACGTGCTGACGCAATCAAAGAACGTATAAAAGAAACCAAAGATGCGCAAAAAGAAGAAGAAATGCGCATCAAAGCGGTGCAAGAAGCAAACAAACGCATTGAGGATCAAATTGCAAGTTTGGAAAAACGCAGAAGTCTTTGGGAACGTAAGAAAACAGAAGACGTAGAAGAGTTAACCACTGCTATTGACAGCCTGAGCCATGTAAACATTGATGAAGAGATCGCCGCACACAGGGCGTTAGACACATTCTACGACACCAAAAAAGCCATTGAAGATGCGTACAAATGGATACGCAACATTGATCAGGACAATGTAAAACTAGAAAAATTACAAGCAAAACTGGAAAAAGAAATTGAAGATTTAGAAAGTCACAAGTGTTATGCATGCGGACAAGAACTGCACGATAACAAACATGAAGAAATACTAGCAAGTAAACGTGAAACATTGCAAGAAACAGCATTGCAAATACTAGCCAACCAAACACAAGAACAAGAACACAGAGATACTCTTGCTGAACTTGGCGAACTAGATACAGCACCTACAGTGTTTTACGATACAGTAGAACAAGCATATGAACACCAAAATACACTTAGTGGACTACAACAACAACTAGAAAATCGCAATGCTGAAACAGATCCTTACAGTGAGCAGATTGACGAAATGAAACAACAAGCCCTTCAGTCTGTAAACTATGATACTATAAATGAACTAACAAGACTGCAAGAGCATCAAGACTTCTTGTACAAACTTCTTACAAACAAAGACAGTTTTGTGCGTAAACGTATCATCGATCAAAATCTCAGTTACTTAAATAACAGACTTACACACTACCTTGACCGTATTGGCTTGCCACACCAGGTTATATTCCAAAATGATCTCAGTGTTGAAATTACTGAGCTAGGAAGAGACTTAGACTTTGATAACTTGAGTCGAGGTGAGCGTAACAGACTTATTCTTAGTATGAGTTGGTCGTTCCGTGATGTTTGGGAGAGCTTGTACAAACCAATTAATTTGTTGTTCATTGACGAACTAGTTGACTCAGGCATGGATACATCAGGTGTTGAAAACGCACTTGGTTTACTCAAGCATATGGCACGTGAGCGACACAAGAGTGTGTGGCTAGTGTCACACAAAGACGAGCTTGCTGGGCGTGTAGGCAATATCTTAAAGGTGATCAAAGAAAACGGATTCACTAATTATAATACTGATATTGACCTGGTATAAGTACACACCCAGAGGAGCACTATGGATTGGACTTATAATGGTAAGGTAGTAGATGAACTACCCAAAGACTGCGAAGGATTTGTTTACCTTATTACCAATCTAACAAACAACCGCAAGTATGTGGGCAAGAAGCTGGCCAAGTTTAAAAAGACACGGCCACCTCTTAAAGGCAGAAAAAACAGGCGTAGAGAAAAAGTAGAAAGTGATTGGCAGGATTACTGGGGTAGTTCAGACAATCTAAAGGCAGACGTAGAAAAATTAGGCGCAGACAATTTCAGACGAGAGATCCTGCACTTTTGTAACAGTAGAGGCTTGATGAGTTATCTGGAAGCAAAAGAGCAGTTCGACAGACGAGTTCTAGAAACAGACGAATACTATAATGGCATTATAAACGTTCGTGTAGGCAGTAGTAAAAT